GTTGCGCCACTGCCATTTCCACCAGATATAACAACTGTAGGTTGGGTTGTATATCCAGTGCCAATAGAATTCATTTCAATTCTAGCAACTGAAGTTGTTTGAAGAACATATTTACCAGCAGCAGTAACATTAGTAACTAATGGCGCGCCAAGATTATTTACAGAAGTTGGCGCGTCAAATAATATACCTGGAGGTGTTGAATATTTTTTAGTTGTATCTGGAACAACATTAATATTAGCAATCTTAGATAAATTTGGATTAGCTGCGACATTAGCAAAGGCAGAAGAATAGTTAGCTCCAGCATTTGTAACTGTAGCTCCATTAATTCTACCTTTAGCGTCAATAGTACATGTAACAACTGCTTGTGTTATCGTTTGACCGGTCTGTTCTACGCCATTAACTATAATCGTTGGAGCAACAGTATATCCAAATCCAACATCTGCGATTTCAACTGCTGTTACTGTATTAGCTCCAACACCACTTTGAGGAACGGTTAATGAGAATCTTCCTGATCTATGTACATCTACATATGTGAATGGCAGATATTGTGAAGCAAACATTTTAACAATTAATGGAATATCTTCAAGACCAATAACGCCTGGTTGTAGATCTGGCATAGAAGATTTTGTAAATCGATTGGTTCTTCCATAACCAAAATAGCTTTCGCCTGTCAATTGATTATGCTTAGGACCACCAACATATCTTAATTCTCTTAGAAGCTTTTGATCATCTCCTAGTTCATCACGAGTAGCAAATAACTGAATTAAAATTTCAGCAAAGTATTTAAAACCTGCTGGGTGAACTAATCGATTATAGAAGAAATCCCACGATGATAAATTTTGACCAGTACGTATGAGATACGAGAATTTCTGATATCTTAAACTGTCTTGAATTTTAATCGTATCAGACAAGAAACCTTTTTTATCTAAATAGATACCACCCTTTGGAAGAGCTGGATTTATTTCCCAGTTACCTGATGATGGAATAAGCGTTTCATCCCATGGATATTCAACTTCAACTTCGTCATCAAATAAAAGTCTAAAGAAAACTTCAATAGAATCTGATGAACCACGAATTTTATAATACTCTGTAATTGCTTTATAAAGATTTCTTTTATTAACTTGAATAGAACGAGGAATAACTGCAGCAATTTCTTTTTGTATAAGTTCTAGATACTGCGATGATGTCTTATCAATATCCATAGACTCTTCAATTGTATTAAGAACATATGAAGCACCTGGCCCAGCCCAATATTTTATTGGAGTTACAAGAGAAGCTGTTTTTGTATTATGAGACTCTAAACCTGTAACAGTAAACGTCTTACCAATAGCAGACTTCGTTGTAGCAAGAGACCCTGGAAGGTTATTACCATTTGTAATAAAAACGTTACTGTTATTCATCGAATATGTAACAATAACTCCAGCAGAATCAGTCAATGTAAGTACTGAGTTTGCTCCATCGTCATCAGTAAAGAAATGATCGTTTTCATTCTTAGGATCATTAACTCTAAATACTGCTCGACCATCTAATACTATATCAGTGTATGTCTCTGTCTCTTGATATATAAACTCTTCTAAGTTCATATACGTATAATAAGCTTCTAATAATAGTTGTATGCCACCAGAATTTTCTAGTATTTCTGATGGTATTAGCTCTTCAGTTCTTAAATTTTCTTTAGTCTTTGCTTTCGCAGAAGCTACTGATTGGATATATCCTGGTGAGGATGTATCCGACGAGAAAAGCGTATTATTAGGATTATGAGTTCCAGCCATCTTATCTGAGCCTTGAAGTAGTTGTATAGTTAATCGTACCCGAAGAACCTGCTACAGATATTGTATCAATACTTGGAGTGATTTGTACTCTTAATGGATCAATAGCAATTAACTGATCTCTCTTTGGAGCTAAATCTAATGAATCTGGAACAACTGTAATTCTAATCACATTAACAGAATCATTATCAGGAACAAAGTTATTTAAAGTAATTGTTCCTGCTGTTACATCAATAAGTCCAGCATCATTAATCACTGTTACATTTACTGAGTTTACAACTTTATAAACAATAACCTGTCTATTTGTAGATCCATCAATAGGAATATCGCCAAAGAATACTTCTTCACCACCATATTTCCACATCGTTGAAGAGATAATAAAATTAGTAGAAGATCCTGAATTAAAGAATGGTGCTGTAAATTGTAAATCAAAATTATTATCCTTTTGCGCAGCAAGTTTATTAGGAGTAATATTCATAAACATATATGGTCTTACATTACTATTCTGAATAGAAGGATCAGCATTATCGATTGCTTTAAGTATTTGAGAATGTCTAAACACTCCATCAAACTTATTAAGCTCGTTAAAATTATAATCTGATACAGTATCTCTTACAACAGCAGTCAATTCAACAGAGGATCTATCTGTTAAGTTTGGATTATATTTAAATGATACGTCTAATTCTAGATATGTAAAATTGGGGTCAACGATAACTGGCGTAATAGATACAACACTCTTACCTTTAAGAATTGTATTCATGATTTCAGTTTTTTCGTTTTGAGTTAATACTTCGTTAACTAATGGTTTGATTGAAATATAAACAGCACCATAGTCTGCCGGATAATTATCTTCACCGCCCCATGTAGAGATAGAATTAATATTTGTAAACTCTTTCTTGATGATTGCTCTGTAATCGTCTGATGTTACAGCTCTATTCTGTGAAGTAAAGGTTAAGGGTGCGTTAAATCTTATAGATTCATTTGTTTCTTTTTCAGTACCACCTTGAGATTTAACTAAAGTAGTAACTGCAACATTTGAGTATCCACCAATGTTATCTACCATACTAAATACATTTGCACCATTTGATTCTTCGCCATTTGTAAAGACATAATCTAAAGTTACAATATTATTGTTAAGAGGTTTCTTACCTGTTACACCATCTCCAAAGTATACTTCGAAGTATTCATTTGAATTCTCTTGAAGATAAAATACTCTGCTTGACGAATTAACATTAAGTAAAGATTCAAACTGAGTATAGTTATCATAGGAACTAGATTGTTCGTTTGCCTGAATAAGAACTCTAAGAGTTGATGTATCAGCATCGTCATCTGATATTTGATACTTCTGATTTTCAATATCATTATCAACTCTATATAAAAGCTTTTTACGAGTACCCTCAACAATGATTACATTATCAAAAGTAAATGTATTACCATCTCCAGAAATAACAGCAGCTTGTTCATTAAGGACTACATATCTATAGTTTCTTCCGTCAACTTGAGTAGTCAGCTTAGCACCACGAGGAAGAGTTAGTGTAGATGGAATAACGCCAGACTCTGTAGAGACGTCTACTGTAATTGTAATAGTAGCTCGAGGTGCTAGAACTGAACGGGGTATGTAACCTAAGAGCTTAGCGCGAGTAACAATGTTACCACGTATCTGAGCTGAATCTAAGAATGCTTCGTTTAAAGCAAAGTGAGCGGTCATAGCATTATAATGCGTGTTATAAGCAAGCACATCTAAAAGAGATGATAGACCGGATCCTTCAAAATCATGACTATTAAAGGCTGATTGAGTCTTTAAATAGTTCTTAAGATTCTTTTTAATCTGATCGAAATCAAGTTCGGTTACATTTAAATTAGTTGCCATATCTTAATTACCTTAAACGTTTTAAAACGATCTCTACAGTTTCTTGAGTATCGTATTCTTTAATTCTAAATTTAACTAGAACTCTATATGAATTATTGTCTACTTCATCCACAATATTAATAAATATAAGTTCTACTCGTTGTTCGCCATCTACTATTGCTCTTGCTATATTTTCTCTTAAAGCTTGTTTTGTAATTTCATCTGCCGGTTCAAAGAGAAGAGCTCTCATATTAGCACCAAGTCCAAGAGCAAATGGTTTCTCATAAAAATTAGTTAAGAGTAAATTACGTACTGCGTATTTAATAGCTCTATCATCCTTTAATGGTATAATATCATTACGTATTGGATGAAGAGTTAAGTTAAGATCGAGATCAGTCCAAGGCTTCAGCCGCGAAGCTGACTGCAATCGCTTAAGATCGCCAATAACTCCACTTGGTTCAAGTACTTGAGATGACTGATCTGATAAATTTGTAGTAGACATATAACTATTTATACCTCTTTAGTAGCTAGACTAGCTTTTCGTCTTACAAGATATTGATTACATGATGTTGTAAAATCTGACGCCTGACTAAATTTAGAATTATTTGCTTTAACCAGATTATAAGTTTTCTGACATATCTGACCTTCTTTTATAAAATCCCATGTCGCATCTGGATATTTAGAACTAAGAATTTTTTGAGCAAGCCTTAGTTCTTCTTTTGTTCTACTATGGCTCTTATACGTGTTATAGTCTTCACCTGCAGCTTCTATAACTTCAACAAAAAGTTCTTCCCATGTACTATCATAAAAAAGTTTATTCTTTTTCTTTGATATAAATCTGCTAAATGCGAATTTGGTTGATGATTGGATTGACTTACGGCTATTTCTCATAGATTGAGATAACAATTTTCTATTTAATTCTTCTAAGTCTTTAACTATTACGGCAGTAAGTTCAGGAGCAACAGGAGGTTCTTCAGGTACCTTAGGTTCACTTGGTTCTTCTTTTACTGTACCATCATCTTTAAGTTCCATATTAGGAACTAATGCGCATATATCAGATTTAGCTGAAGTTATTAAAGAATCAGAAGTAGTCCCAGCTGGTAGTCCTAATTTAGCGACTAAACTAGTTTCGTCTAATCCAAGGTTACCTAATATACTATCTAGTTCAGGAACAGCAGCTCCAAACTTTGCTTTAAGTTCAGCAATCTTACTCGTCACATCAATAGGATTAGTAGTACCAGCCAATTCGTTTATCTTATCTTGAAGACTTTCAACAGCTGGAAGAGTAGGTTTAAATGTATCTAAGTCAGCTTTCATAGCAGTCAATTTAGATTGCATAGCAGCCAGCTGATCTTTACCTCCAGCTAAGAGACCATCTAATTCAGCCTGTTTAGCCTTTAAATCATCTAAGGCTTTATTATTACCACAACTCATTTATATCTCCTATGTTCCACTAATTGGTGCAGTTGTTGCTTGTGTTGCTGGACTTGGACTTGCTGATCCACCAGTACCTGGTACTTCTGTATGCTGATGAGTATGTAATGTAACGTTATTAGATGTAATATTACCTGCAGGTAGATCAATACTTCCATCAGGAGAATCTATAGTCATAGATGATGATGCATCTATATCTAATATACCAGTAACATTTGTTGTTTGGTTAGCACTGTATGTCTCTGTTACTGCGCCATCAATGGTTTCTCCTAATGTACCAACAACACCGATTGTCTGATTAGCATTAACAGCAAGAGTATAATCGGCTAAGGATGTATGACTAAATGTACCAGCGTTCATAACATTCATATTATTCAAAACAGTTGTTGCCATATTATTTGTAATAGCTGAAGTAGAATCATTACCAACAGTTAATAACGTATCATTTATAATATTAGTAGTAGAGTTATTCATAACACTTAGGTTATCATCTACACCAATATTAGTAGATCGGCTACGGACGATTTCAGCCTCATGATTACCACCAATCTTCTGTTGTAAGGAACCTTTGATATTCATAGTCATATCTTTCTCGACCTGAAGATGATAGTTACCATAGACCATCTGTCTTAAATCGCCATCGACAGTCATAGAACAATTACCTTTAATATGAATATTCTTATTACTAAATACAACTTCATAGTCATCACCGACTATTTTAACCTGTCTTGTACCGTCTGTATAGATCTCTTCATAAGAACCAGATGTATGCATACGATGAGTACGTTCATTACCTGGAGTATCGTCAGTTTCTGTAACATGACCTGCCTCTGACTGATTAACTTTATTGTATGGATAATCAGGTACATGACCATTCATAGGAGGTAATTCTTTCCATGGAGTCTCAGCATAATAAGCGTCAGCCTTATCATCGGATACAGAAGGAATTTTAGGAGGAACCGCAACCTGAATATCGGAAGGAGAGGAACCTTGTGCCCTAGTATCATATTGGCTAGAAGCGGAATACTTATCCTGGCGACCAGCAAAGTTTATATCTGATTCATTCTGATATTCTGCTAAAGGATAATGATCTCCCGTAAAGCCTAATGCCTTGGAACGAGGAGAATTTTGAGAAGCGATCGTACCCATGATAATAGGATCTTGAGCTGATACACCATCTCTAAAGAAACCGACTACCCATGAACCTTCCATTAAACCGTGAGGCGTATCACCTATACCTGAAGTACCAGAGGAAGTTGTTGGTAACATAACAGTAGCCCATGGTAGATGGTCGACATCTATAGTACCTTTATTCTCTGTATGAAATCCAAAGCATCTTACTTTAACTCTGTTCATTTCT